GTCCTTGGTCCCGTGTCCAGGCGGATGAGATCCCCCAGGAACTAAGAACGTTTTCACGTCCTGGGGGATCTCATCCGCCTGGACACGGGACCAAGGACCATGGGCCATGCTATACGCTAGCTGGTGCTTTCGGCGGGCGCCTCGGCGCTTGCTTAACTGGCTACGGATTCACGCTGACTACCGGACAAAGAAAAGCCCGCCCCAGTCTCCCAAGGCGGGCTTTTTAAAACGTACTAGAGTTTATCGTGTGGCGGCAAAACGAGGCACAAAACAATTTTCTAGAACGCCGTTCACGCGGTCTAGATTGTTATGGATGCCCGCGACATCGTGCGCGAAGTTTCCTTCATCGGCCACCAGCCATGCAGCGAGTCGTAGTGGCGTTTTACTGTGAACATCGTTGATATCCATGTTCGCAACCATGCGATCATAGCGCAAACCATTGCGGGCATATATCTCAGCGGCGCGTTCTACAATTTTAACAATCAACTCAAAGTCTGTGACTTGGGGCCAAAGCTTGGCACGTTCGTTATTCATTACTTTGACTCCTAATATGTGAAACCGATGAAGACGGGTGTGCCTTTTTTGATGCCAACAAAACGGCTGATGTCTTGATCATCCATTAGCATGTAACGCTTATCGAATCGGCAATAAGAATCCTTAATGAATGTCGTTTTAGCGTCTGGCTTGCGTCTGACAAATTCGCCTTTTCTAACGTCCTCAATTTTAACTTTCTGCATAACGTTGACTCCTTTATATTTAAGATGAAACTACTATATAGATTAGTCCCATATATACAAGACAATAAAAAACCCGCCAAGATTTCTCAAGGCGGGTTTTAAATTAGGCTAGGCGAGCGACTAGGCGGCAAGCAATCGCTGGCCCCCCGTCAGCAGTTTATTATACACGATTGTAGAACGATGCTGGAGGTCACTGTGATTGCTATTCGCGCCCGTTGGCTTAAGGGCATGAGTTGCGCTATTGAAGAGCCACCATAGATTTCTGCCATTGGCGGTATGCTCTTCTATAGAACAATTGTCCCAGTCTTCTATGGCACGGCCTAACTGGCTCGCAGAGAATCCACCGGACCGGAAAACATCCAGCAGAATATCGTCACCCGTATCTCTATCTATTTGGTGGCGGTTAAAATCATCAAAATCAATTGTTAGTTTTTTGCCCGCATTTCCGAGTCCACTAACGGCATCCGCTACCATATCAGGAATCCTATGAGAAATATTGGTAGTTTGCTTAGATTGCCAATTTCCAAGATTGCCATGAAAGCACAAATTAGAACACACCATCACCTGAGAGCCAATTGCAAGTCCGCGACTTACAGATTGATCATGAGCGCCGCGCAACCCAACTAACAGATTCCATTTTGATTGATGAAGAGTCGGCATTCCAAACGATTGGGAAACGGGTGCCACTGGGCGGGAGATATTAAGCAATCCGAACAAGCGGTTTTCGTCCTTAGTAATTGCATAGTCTTCTTGCTCAATCGTGAAACCTGCCTGCTCGATTGCATTAACAGTATCAGTTGCAAAAGAATGAAAGGGATAGGGCGCATGGCGGGAACCCATTGGCTCAGGTGTTTGCAAGTTTGCCAAGTAATCGCGTTCAACTTTTATATCGGTGCTTGAATCGTACATTAAATGTGACATTGTTTGACTCCTATTTGTTTATGCATTCAACCCGTTGTTAAATGCTATGTAAGACAATAAGAGATAATTCTGATATGTCAAATATAAAATTAAGCAGTAGCACGGCGGCGGGAGTCCATTAACCCATGATCCGCAATTACAATACTGCGGGCCGCAATTGTTGAGCCTTGGCATAATCCGCACGAATCGCATTGCGTTCTTTGTCCACCCTCTTTACTTGCCGGACATATGGACTCTGTTTTAAGAGTCGGCGCGTCATGTTTACGGACTCGGAATGTCCGCCATCCCTTGGCGCTTGCGCTTGCAACGTCCGCTGGATTGTCCGCGCTTGCCATGCATAAATTTTTTAAACCAGCGCCTATTTTCTTATTCCATTGATGAGTATAGCCCGTGCGATTCTTTACCTTGCGCGTTGTTTTTTTCCATACGTTGGCAGGAATAGAGGCAGGGTCTCCATATGATCCTATACGAAAGGATAGGCCCGCGAATAGCTCAGGCACTAGCGCCGCGTCAAAGTCAACGTTCGGCGCGGCATAACGTCCGCGATTATATGCGTTCCAAACGGATAAGGGTGCTTGATAAACTCGAACGTAACAACGAGTCGCGCCTTTGTGAATCGGCCTTAATTTACAATCGCCGCAAACGCTGGAATCGTCACCCGTTTTTAAGGCCTCATGTGGCGCTATGTCTTGGCGCATTATAAACGTTTGTACCATTGCACCCGTCTTGGCGTTCCCACTAGCTTCAGTAATACGACAGGCAATAGCGACAATTGGCTTGCCATCAATTTTGGACGGGCCTTCGTATAATATAACGCCTGTATACTCAGAACGTTTTAAGGCTCGGCGCAAAACTTCAATGTCTTTGATCATGTCGTTGACTCCCTGTTCAAGGACACATCACCGTCCAAAGCATCCCAACGGTAATTGACTGGCTCATCGGATTCCTGAACAAACCAGCCAGAAGGCATCGTCCAAACGGCGAAGCGGTTTAACGCGGACTGCTCGGCCTCTTCATAAGTAGCAAACGCTTGTGCATTGCCCTTCACTTCGCCTACAGCGACATGAGCGCCGCCCCGGTTAAATCTAAACATTGGTTTAAAGCTCATTTGTTTGACTCCTTTATTGGTTTAATGAGTCGCAAGTTACTAGGATCATTCCCATACAGTCAAGCAAAAAAATGGCCCGCTCAGTGGCGGGCCTAGTTTAGTGTGAGGAGTCAACTCACTATATAGTAGTTTTTAAAACTTCCCCTATGGCGGGAATAAAGAAAACTGCAACGGCGATTCCTTTCGTTACGTTTTGAATCACCAGTTTACCGCCACGGATAACCAAGGCCATAACATCGCCAGCATCCGCGTAATTCTTTAACCCATTAAACCAGATTCGTTTGTCGCCGCGTGTCCTTGCTTTGTAGGCTGAAATAGTTGTTTCGGTCCCATCACTGTAAACGCCTTCCAGCGTTACCTTGTCGCCCGCCGTTAAAGTGTCGTAGTCCAAAACATTCTCGCGCTTTAATAGATCACGCAAGGACGCATTGCAGTCTTGTATGCTTTTATTCAAAATGGTTCCTGTCACATGAAACAATGCCGCGCCATCTAAACTGTTGGCGGTGGCTTGTTCAACCTTGGTTAGTTTTCTCATTCCTTGACTCCTTTATTTCACCTTGACTGTTGCACGTTTCGCATTGCCTAACCTGTCGCAACACCTTGGGTTGTTCTATCCAGTAACCATTTCCGTGACACTTAGGACAAATCATTCCTTTTCCTCCAACCAGAAAGCTAGTTTTTCAATCGCGGACTGCAACCAATCTGAAAACCAATCCATTAAACAGACTCCTTTAGACTTTCAGCCTCACAACCGCTCATACCGTTACCATCCTGAGTGTGGGCTTGGAACGTAGAATCTGCAACTCGATGTGTAAAATCTGCCGCATATTTCCAATGCTCAATCTTGCGAATTGCATCAACGGCGCTTTCAGCTTTAATTACTGACTCACGCTCTACTGGCGGCTTACAATTTAAGTAATACTCTTTAACTTTAAATTCAGTCATTTTTGACTCCCTTTGTTAAGTAGGACTAATCCTATACGACTACCCCGCAGGGCTTGTCAACTTAAAAAATTCCGACCAGTTATACGGCTTTTCAAAAACAGCCAAAGGCGGTACGGCTGTAAGACCATCCATACGAAGGTCAACAGCATCGGAGCCAGAATAAATACTAATAGCCAAGCTAATGTCGCGCACAACAATAAAACAAGGCCCGCCGGAATGCCGACTAAGCCAAGAGCACTGGTGGGGGGATAGATTGAGTTTATTAGAGCGTCCCTTTGTGACTTTAAGTTCCATAAAGCTAAAGACGCCACACTCTGAACATAACAAGACATCGGGGACTCCGGGGACTGACCAACTTTCGAGGCGGGTAGTTTCAATTTTTCTTCCGCTTAGTTTTATTCCGTTTTTTATTTCTTGCCACAGGCTTGATTCCCTCAATGGCTTCTTCGACTTCTTCTTCGACTTCTTCTGGTGTGATGTCGATGATTGGTTCAAAAGATCCTCTAATTCTGTCAAGTTCCTTCTCCACATCCTCACGGCTCATCTGATCGATAGAACCCGTTCTGATTTCTGACTTACTTACATATATGTCACCTTGAGCCTGCCCCCGACGATACTCAGCCTGCACGGCTGCCGAATAGGCCCCGTTCTCCAAAGCAACGTCTCTAATTTTTTGTAAATCTCGAACGTGTTTTTTGTAACCAACCGCGTACATCTCATCGAGTTCTTCGCGGTATCGTTTAATCTCTGTTACAACGTGCGGGCAAATGTTCTGGCTGGTTAGCTCGTAAGCGCGACTATGAGCGCTCTTCTCAGGGTAACCAGCACGGATTGCGGCTTCCCGCATGGTAATAAGCCCATCGTTACTAACTAACTCTTTTACAAACTTCTCTTGCCGTCGTGTCAGCTTACGGTTTGGTCCTCTCGTTTGGACTTTTTTACCCGTCCCATCAGTGGCGGGATACTTTGCATTAGCATTAGGCATTTTAGGGCCTCCAAAGGGCTTTTATTGTTTAATATCAATGCTGTCCCGCCACTGTCCCACCGTCTTACTTTAACAAACGGCTGTAAAGTGATATGGGATTACACCTAATCAGTTAATCTTAGGTAAAATAACAGCAAAACCCACGAAATGCACTGACTTTAACGGAGACTCCGTCCCATGAGCCAGATTCCGTGACTCCAGAGGTGGGACACTCTCACAGGCAAAAAACCCTTATAGAAGATATAGTTAGTAGACCGTCCCATCTGTCCCACCAATCCCGGCTAAAAACTCGGGACTTTATTTTTTTCTAATTTGTAAATTTACTACTATAGTGGGACGGCGGGACACTACCTTTGTAAGCAGCTTAGAAGGACCGTGGTCCATGGTGCCTGTTGCATGGGTTGTGGGCCTCTCACCCACCCGCTGGTATCACCACACCAGTTCAGTGATTAGTTGTTAAGGAAGCCGTGAAGCCTGTTAAGTTAGTGGTAAGGCGTTGATGTTTAGCCAGATACCGGGGCTATCCATGTTTGTAGTGTAGAAACTTCCGTCTACTCCTGTGACGATGTGCCACATGGCGTCTTCTGCGTTCCACCATACTTTATCATATGGATACCCAATGCGCTGGAAGAAAGCGTTGTAGTCATCCTCTAGGGCCTTTCCTTCTTCCGGTGTTATGGTGGCTCGGTTGGTCCTATGGCTTTCTAATTCAAACCATATTTTTGTAACGTGTTTTCTATTTGTCATAGCTGACTCCTATTTGCTACGGCAAACACGACTTCCTATTCACAATGTAAAAGAGCGTCTTCTTTATCTTTAAAAGACTATAGCAGACTTATCCCATACCGTCAAGCAAAAGTTATCCACAACCTAAGTCATAGATTTGGTGCGGGGCGTTTCTTGTGAAGGTCCGCCCCGCTTAACCCGCCAACGTCTTGTTTTTAGTCGTTATTGGCCTGACCGCGTTTGTTACTCGCTCGACTGTTAGATTCCTAGGATTATATAGCACGTTACGATTAAGAACGTACCTAAGAGTATTAGCACACCCAGGAACTCTGCCAGTTGATCGTTCATCCGCCGTCTCTCCTATTCCGATACTTATATATTCCAGACATAACTTCTTCGGAAAGGTCATTCTCCATTATCTCACACGTATCTTTGTGGTCCACCGCACAGTAAAGAAGGTACTCATACGTTGTGTGCGTGACTTGTCTGCGATATACTTCTCCTTCCTCTTCTGAATCGTCTGTCTTTGTAATAGTTCTCGTGTGATATAAAACACGCTCGAAGATTTCGATAGTTCGATAGCCCAGCAGGCTTTCTTTTTTTCTGTCTTCCTGTAGTTCGTACATTGCTCCAATAAACATAGCTTTCTCCTTTTTGAGTTTATAAAATTACATCCGTCATCAGCTTCCTACCTTAATAACTTCTACATCCCAGTAGAGAAATGTTTTCCAAAGTCTATCGTGCTTTGCGTAGGCAAAGTCAGTATGGCTAAACCCACCCTGACATGATACTTCCCCTGACGCTTTGTGAGTTAACATCACGTAATACATCAATTTGACTCCTTAATTGTTTTCAGTTTCAAAAGATACAACTAGCCTGACAGGATCAAACTCATAAAGCCCCATAATTCCGTCTAGTAATGTCTCCATTTTATTGTCACTTGTCCCCATTCTATCAGATGTAAACTCCGCAATAAGATCCGACTGTGGTTTTTTGCCTTTGATCTGATAATCAGTAAAAACCTTAATATTTAATTTCTCAATATACATCAATTTGACTCCTTTATGCGCTGGTTACGAAGTTGCAAGGCATAGGCTTCCCAGAGGATCTTGATGTCTGGATCGTGGGCCTTGTCCCGTGCGTCCTCACAATGTGCTATGCGTTGCTCGACGACAGTAAGTGTCGAGATTTGCATTAGTGAGAATAGTTCTGACTGGTTCATCATTCCGACTCCTATATGTATGTAACTTGTCCCATAACCATAGGCATAAAAAAAAGGGTGTCAACCCCTTTTTAAGTTACTCTGGAAATTTTAGCTTCCACATGATGTACGGCTCGTCACATTTGCCATCGCACATCTGCGCTGCAATGGACACTGCATCCGGGTCCAGTGGTGACTTACCTACATAGTGCCACTCGGCCCCTTGCTGTATCTGTTCGTCAACCGTTTTAAAGAATTCTTGGTTGTCGGCTATAAACAAACCGCCTATCGACATCATAAAAGCTACGGCTAATTCCATTAGTCTTCTCCTTTTTAGTTCATGTATATTTCTTCGTCATCTTCTTGGCAGCGCGAACAAGTCTGAGAAACCATGTCTATAATAGAAGCGTAACACCAAACGCAAAAGGCCACTGGGCAGATGCCAAAGTTTCCAGAGACGCCGCCCTCGTTTTCCAGATCAACGGGGGATTTACAGATAGAACAAAGAAGCTCTATCCCGTCCCTCGACTCTTCTTGTTCATCGTTTGCCATGCGGAACTCTTATATCTCACAGAATAAAAAACGGTGGTGGCCTATGTAAAAACCACCACCGAAGTGCTTGTGGAAGGAGTCAACAAACCACAAACACAGGGAGAAGAATAAGTTCTTCAAATTTATCATCGTCTCCCAAAGAAGTCTACGAAACCATCTGAGGTTTTGTTATAAAATAAATACCAAGCCGCATTATCTTTTCCTGTATGTGGACTGTCCGGTCCCATCCACTTTACCCGCCCAACACTTACAATCTTTTGACAGTACGGAAGATATGGAGCAGCTTGTCGGGTGTGCATCCAGTCCGCGTCAAACAGTAACCACAATGGTGCCTTCTCGCAAAGATGTAAAATTAAGGGGTGCAGTATCTTTCTATTCCAAGGTGGGTTGGTTATGAAACAATCCCCGTAACAAGATTCAATGTCAAAGACATCACATGTTCCAACGTCATCGCGTTGTGGTTCGATGTCCGTGGCCCGTAGGCATCGGTGTCCGGCGGCTTCCAAGTGGTCAACTAAAGCACCGTTTCCTGCACAGGGCTCGTCAAAGACGGTTTTCTCTAATAAATGGGGGAGAAGAGGTTTTACTGCACTAAGCGGAGTGGGGTAAAAGTCCCTCTTTTGTCTTTCAAAATTTCCAGAGGACCGCTTACCCATCGGACTACATAGCCGATACGATTAAGACTACGGCATAAAAAGCGGCTGTTGCTAATACTGCGGTCATGTCGATCCTTTCTTCTTAGTACTTGGATCAGGAGCCTTACTTACTGTAATGCTCTTGCCAGTTACTTGTTCCAGTATCAATGTGAATTGACCGGAAATCGTTCGACGTTCTTTCGCAGCCATGTCTTTCAAGACATGGTAGCTCTCAATCGGTACTACAACTGATTTCCATTTTTCTGGGTTCATAACTTAATCATCCTTTACTTCTGGGACACTATCGGATTTGTCCACGTTAGTCAAGTTCCCCCAGTTATCACCTAGCGAGATGTCGCTAGGGCTTGGTACTTCTAGTTTGTAAGCAGATTCCATTATCTTGCAGAGGTCACGGGCCTCCTCCACTTCCGTTACGGAAAAAGCCAGTTCATCGTGTATCTGTACGAGCGGTATCTTGTTTCTTTGTTCGTAAACAGCGGCCATTGCTGCCTTTGTTTGATCTGCCGCGCTCGACTGGATTAACCTGTTCAATGCCTTATATGTATATGCACGTTTGATGTTGTCGCCATATTCAATGTGAGCTTCTTCCTTTGGCAAGGCCCGTGCAGAAACAAACAGGTTGGGTTCCCACAGATCAAACCTACACTTGCGGCCTAGCAATGATCTGACAAACCCGCCCTTGTCTCGGTGCGACACTCTGCGCTGTACGGCGTCCATGAGTTCTTTAACAAAGGGAACATCGTCGTGGTATTGACGCATGAGCCGTTTAGCTTGGTCCGTTGACACATCCAACTGCTCTGCAAGCTTTGTCTGTCCCATGCCATACATGATACCCAGGTTTATGGTCTTGGCTTGTTTGCGAGGAATATTAGCAATGTCGGCTACCATCTGGTGAAAGTCTGTCTTGGGATCTTCTCTGTATGCCTTTACAAAGTCATCGGATCCCGTCAGTCCTTTGTTCGTTAGGCTTGCAAAGTGAACAAGGATGCGCGGCTCTTGCTGGTCAAAATCCATTGACGCCCACTTCTCCCCTTCTTCTGGCAAGAACAGCCCCCGTATTTTGCGGGCCATTTCTGGGTTCCGCGCTGGTATCTGTTGGAGGTTCGGGTTTGACATAGAGATACGACCGGACACGGTTCCGCCGCCTTCGGAGCGTAACTGATTAATGTGACCGTGGATGCGGTCCTTCTCGGCATACCGGAATATACTGGACAGGAAGGTGTTGCCCATCTTGTCGTACTCTCTTGCTTCTGCAATCTTCTGGGCAATAGGGTGTTCATGCTGGGCTAAGAAGTTCTTGGTAAAACTGGGCAAGCCTGTCTTGGTTCGACCATACGGTATCTTCAAATGGTCAAAGACTTTGGCAATGCTTGCCGCCGCCCACAACTCTACAGCAAAACCTGTCTCCTTCTTAACGTCCGACTGTATTCCTTTTACAATCTTAAGAAGGTCTTGTTTAAGTCTCTCGGCAGAGTCGAGGTCTACTCGAACACCCTTCCAAGTCATTTCTATACAAAGCGGCAGTATAGAAGTCTCCATGTCAAAGACCTGCCACAAGTCCTGTTTGGTTAGCTCCATTTTAAAAACCTGCCAAAGATCAAGGGTAAGCTGGGCATCGGCCTCGGCATACTCTCCAACAAAACAGGCAGGTAGTTTGTAAAGTTCTCCCTTTGGATCAACGCCAAACTCTTGTGCGGCTTCTCGTAAAGCGGCTTCTGACTTCATTAGTCCCATGTAGTCGTAGGACACTGCGTTGAGTGAATAACTAAACCTGTTCTCGTTTAACAAAGGTGCGGCCAGCATTGCGTCGATCATTTTTCCTTTGAGCTCAATGCCAAGGCGTTTCATCCAGCCCACATCATACGCGGCATTGTAGAAAATCTTATCGGAAGGATGGTCCGCTATCTCCTTCTGGAACCAGCGCATTACAATGCCCCGATCAAGGTTGCCACCACCTTCGTGGGCAATGGGCAGATAGGCGTTAAAACCTTCGTATGCAACAGCAAACCCGACTACATCTCCATGTCCGGTAGCCCACCCTGGGCCATGGGACTTGAGCCGTGGGTCTTTGGTCTCCAAGTCTATTGCAATTTCCGTGATACCTTTCGGTGTCGGAGGTAACTGCTCAATAGGAACCCATTCAGTCTTGACGCCCCACGTTGGTTTTTTAAGATTCTTTTTCATTGTTCTTCTTACTATACTTTTCTGCCAGAAGTTTAAGCGAAAGCTGGTTGTCGCGTTCTTTCTCGGCACATTCGAAAGCTACCGCCGCATATCCCGCGCCATCAATGTAGTTGTCTTTCTTTAGAGCCCCCGACTTACGCCGTGCTATTTTCATTAGCTCCATCATGTTGGCGGCATCTTCGGCGGACAAGTCGCCGTTCTTATCGTGCAAATATCCGTTCCACAACTGGGCAATGTTATGGTGGTTCTCCCACATTGAACCGTAGTCAACGGCACGGTCACCCCCAACTAGATCCAAAGCTGTTTCCAATACCTCCTTAGATGCGGCCATTGTGTATTGTCCTTTCTTCTACGATTAGTCCAAGTGATTTAGCGTGTTTAATCCCGCTTGCCATACCTTCAGATATTCCAAGGTCTATATACACCGCGCATAAGTCAGCAACTTCGTACCACTCTAAGGCGGAATTCATACCAAGCTGGCGTTCATCCGGTACGTCATCGTCCAGTACTTGCGTGTAAAGTAAGTGTGATACAAACGGTGACTCTCCTCTCGACAAGGAATTTGACAAACAGTCCTTTGCATATTCAATGTTGTCGAACAGAGATTGTCCGTTAAAGTGAACTGCTTTGTACGGACTTTCGATTATTACTCTCATATGGCCCAACCCCTTTGTGAATCTTCTGGCATCTTTAGAACAAGGTTCTTCTTTGTTCGTGTTATCCCAACGTATAAAACTCGGTGAGCGTCGTCGGGATTTTTCTCCATTTCTTTCAATGCTTTACTGGACAGGTCCGTGAACAGTAAAACGTTGTCAGCTTCACCACCTTTTGCACCGTGGATCGTGGACAGTTTGATCTTGGGCTTCTCAAATATATTGACGCCGCGATTGAGCAGGGCAGTGGCATAGGCCCTGTCTTCGTCACCAATCCGGTTTAAAGCAACGTCCCAGGTTGTGTCTGGTGTTTCTAACCCAAAGTAATCCCGTAAGACAGCCATCGTAAAAAGGTCTTTCTCATCCGCTCCGCCCAACATTTTCTTAGCACCGCGTTTTAAACTACCCGACCCACTTGATATGTGGTCATAAAGGTTGACCGCTTCCTTCAGTGATATTTCATGACCGGGGCTTTCTTGCATGTGGTTCCATGAGCTAATGGCACTTCGCACGTTCTTCGCTAACGACGGTGACCCTTTGCGCTCAAAGTACTGACCGCTGGAAGTAAGTTGGTTTGCTAGATCATCTAGCATGTAATTAGCCTGCGCGAGAACCAGCCATTCTTCGTTGCCAAACGAAACCGTGTTTGCATCGTATGTTCGTTGGACACTTCCTTCCGAAGGTCTTGGAGACCATGTTTTCTTCTGCCTAAATTGTATTCTTTTGACCACGGAATCGGCTATGCGGTAAACGCTTCGAGGTATCCTGTAGGATTGAGATAGAACCTCTGATCCTCCTGCCAAAGAGACAAAGTGATTTATGTCGGCACCAGCCCAGCGGTATATACCTTGATCATCGTCCCCCGCTACGAACATCCTCTGGCAGCGTTCTCCTAAACCATGAGCCACTTTCCACTGCAATGGCGTCAGGTCCTGTGCCTCGTCCAAGAATATTGTATTAAGGACGGGGAGACTGCTTGGTTTTTCAGCTAGTTCGACCATCATGTCGGTAAAGTCTTTAAGACCATTCAACACTTTAAATCGTTCATACTCGTTATATAAGTGCTCAAATTCATAAAACGGAATATCTAGTTCCATGACATTGTAGGCATGCCGAACGCCAAGTAACGTATTTCTAGCTAGGTCAAACCCCTGCATGATGGGGTTGTTAGATTTAAGAAGCGTAAAACCGTCATCGGCAATGTGCTGCATTCCATTAGACGACAAATCAACGCCCGTCTCTTTACTAAAACTCTTAAGACCCTTGTCGCCAAGAACGTCGGCACTAGACATGCCAAGACTTTGAAAGGCTAAACTGTGAAGTGTACGGAAGTACGAGAAGTCCTTCTCTGGGTCTAGGTTAAAACGTTCTACCGCCCTGTCCCGTGCTTCGTGGGCCGCTTTTCGTGTAAAAGCAAAGTAGCCTATGTCGTTTGGGGACATGCCGCCCGATAGAAGAGCATCCACCTGATTTAACAGTGTAGTTGTTTTTCCGGTTCCTGGGGGTCCAAAGTATCTAAACATTGTTCTTCTTCAGAAACACATCTATCTCATAACCAAGAGAATCTAGTATCTGTTCAATCCTGTATATGGACAACTGTCGAGAGGCTTCGACGTTCTCATACTCTGCAATTGTCCGCTGGGGCATTTTAGACTGGTAGGCAAGCTCTCTTTGCGTCAGACCTTTCTCTACCCGCAAGTCGCGAAGAAGCTGGCTCCAGTTGATAGGTTCATCTCTCAAAACGGAATATCCTCCTCATCGTCAAAGCGAGACTCAAATTCTTCCTCTATCTTTGCAAAGGATGGAATTGACCAACAGCGCACTGTGCGGCCCTTAATCCGAAACTGCTCGGACTTTCCATCTATGTCTCGAAGACGTTGCGCTATTTTGTTCGAGCGGTATTCAAAGAACTTGTTGCGTTTAAGAAAAGCTTCAAAGTCCTTAAGCCTAAAGTATGTTCGTCCCTCTTCTTCATCGGTCCAAGGGCGGCGTAAAAGTATTTCTTCTCTATCCATTGCAGACTGCATATGAGTAGAGAACTCTTCAAGCATGTCGTAGAACTGACCGCGAAGGCTTGTGTCTTCGGACGTTGTTATGACAGCACCCTCTGTGTCCAACATCTGGGACAGGAGCATGTTCATCTGAGCTTCCCAAGCTTGTCTAGTAATGGTGCGGGGCATGAAGTTTATCTGCTCCATGCAAAGTATTTGAAAGCGGGGTTGTTTCTGAAGTCCCTCGGTGTCTAGTTCGACAGGCGACCCGTTGACATCAAGAAACCACAAAGGCGGTTCGCTGTCATACTTACGCAAGTTGGCTACTGTCGGTGTGTTTGCCCCACCCCCCACGCCATGCTTCCGGCTACGGCAGAGGTCTTTGTTGCAAAAATTGCACACAGGCTGATCCGAGCACTTGTACTGATAGTCCTTCTTTTTTATCTGGTCCGCGACAATGTTGACCTCTTTAAGATCAAGTGCGGGTTCCATGATGCTCTGGTTGTATTCAAGTATCTTTGTCTCCCACTCATCGGGGAAAGCCTTCCTTAAATACACGCCCAAGTTAAATAGTCCGTTGTTCCTAGTGCCCTCTGGAAAGCCCTGCCGCAGTAAAGCCTGCAAGCAAGGTGGGCCATCTTTAAGTTTGTCATCAACTTCCGGCACAGTCTTGGACATCAGATCATCAAGAGCCTGCTCTGTTATTGCAGAACTCTCTGCCAGAGCTAAAAATTCTTTTAGTGTTGCGGCACTGCCGTCCTTGTTAAAGGCGTAGCGGAGGCCACCTTCGTGGTCAAAATAAGGGAGGTTGAGGAAGTTACCGTTGTCTCCTCGTTCGAGAACAAGTTTAATCTGCTTTGGAAATATTTCACAGCCACCGAAACCGATCTCTGCCGCAATCTCTTTTAGCTTCACTTGTATCTTCTCAGCCTCGACTAATTCTGTAAGGAACAGGTATAGGTGGGCTCCTCCCGATTTACTTCGGCAGACGACGAGAGGTATCTCAACTTCGCGTAGTTTATTCAATATGGCAGAATGATCCAACGGATACTGGTCAACATCAATGGCACCCCACCAGCAAAGGTTGTCTTCGTTAATCGGAACAACACCTATACTAGTGGTTCCTTTTAGATGAGCCTCGTATGTGGCAATGGTCCGTGGTTCGTGAACAAACTTATACTTGCCCTTCTGCTTACCACGAGCGTCCTTTGTAGTCAGGTCCAAGGACCCGTAGGCTCGGTTCAGACCGCGAAATATCCGCGCAAATTTTTCTATCTCTTTTTTCATTTAGAAAAGGGGGAGGTTGCCCTCCCCCACCAGACCTAAAAAGGAACGTCTTCGTCAGAAGAATCTTTGTCTTCTTCTCTGACATGTTTAACATTCACCTGACCCGATTGGATGGACTCGGCAAACAACTTGGCTTCTTGGTAGACGTTTACGTCTTCGACAACGCCGTCCTTACTAATCTGCCATCCGTGCCAAGAACCGTTCTTGTTCTCCTCAGAAACTGTTTCCAGCTTCCAAATGTGTGAGAAACGCGGTGGAGTAAACAGATTTCCTTTACCGTCTTTCATCTTTAAAGACCGCATTGCGCTGTTCCACTGTTTAGACTTTTTAAACTGTGTGGACTTCATAGGCAGTAGTGCCTGCTGAGTAACGCCGTCTTCGTCAACAACTAGAACATAATGCTGGGCGGTGCGTTCGAGATAGCGACCGCTACCTCCGGCGACATAGTCCTTGTTGTCGTCTCCTCGTTCGGTCTCCGGTATCTCGTCCCCCGCGCCGTAAATAGCGTGAGGTGCTCCTGTACCAGTACCACGAGGTTCCCACTCAATGTACTGCAAGTTGTACGCGCAGTTAATTAAACGGATACCGTCTTTACCTTTAACGATGTCTTTTGTAACCGTATTGTAGATATCACCAGCCTTAGCGTTATCTAGGTCATCCAGTTCGTCGGACATCTTTTGAAGTACCTTTATAAACGGTATCGCAAGATCTTCAGAACCCAAGTCGCTTACACCCATTCCGGCGTCTTCAGCGAACATGTTTTCGTTCATAACCATTACTTCGGCGGATTGTTTTTTAGCTACTGCTTTTGCCATTGTCTATTTGCTCCTTTTGATAGTTGCTCGTTGTGAGATGAAAGCCCCGAATAAATCAAGCGGGACGGGGTCCCCCGCTTCTACCCGTTCCCGTAACCAAGCCTTCAAGGTCATAGGCTCGACCTTCTCCAGTTGGCTAGGAACGAATCCTTGTTCGCCGCAAAATCCTACAAACTCTTTAGCCGTCTCATCTTCTCCACGACCAAATGTAACTGTGACATTGTTCTTTACAAGGTCACCAAAGTCGTGGTCCCGAAGCCATTGAAAGGCTTCGTCTTTACGATCTTTTGGAATGCTTGCGGCGTAAATTGGTTTGACGGCAATCTCAGAGCCGTCCACTAAAGTAAATTTCTGAAGGCCCATGACTTCTAAGGCTTCGGGTAGCTGCTCGTCCGTTATCTTATGTAGAGCAGACTTTGTCTCCTTCATAAGCTTCTCGGCAGCGGCAAGTTTATGCTCTAATGCCGCAGCTTCGTTTGCCAAACGCGACACTATGTCGAGCTTGCCGTCTTGTAACTGATCTATCTTGTCGGGGGTAGCCTCAGAATCGGAGGCCATTTCTGCTAGTAAATCGTTCATTTTAATTGCTCCTGTTTAATTGCATCGGCGGTTGACTGAACCGTCAAAAACCTTTATATGGGTATTTGTAGGTCAATACAAGAGAAATCTTTATGAATAAATTTGTTTTTAAAACCACGCCTTATGAACACCAGCGGGAAGCCTTTGAAGGCAGCGCAGAGCAGGAGAACTACGCGCTTTTGATGGATATGGGCACCGGTAAAACGAAAGTTTGTATAGACACAATAGCACATTCGTTCGAGAAGAAGAAAGTAGATCTTGCTATTATTGTCGCGCCCAAGGGTGTCATAGCTAACTGGATAGGTGAGATAGAGACGCACCTCCCTGAACGTATACAGACAGACACGGTCTTGTGGAAACCAAACCTGACAAAGGCAAAACGTAAAGAACTTGTAGACTTATATAAGGAGAACGACAAATTAAAGTTCTTACTTATGAACATAGAGGCATTCAGCACCAAGAAGGGCGTAGATGTCGCAGAGTTTTTTGTAAAGAAATTCAAGGTCTTTATGGCGGTGGACGAGTCTACAACTATTAAGAACCGTCAGGCAAAACGAACTAAGTCTATTTGTGACGTGGGCCGTGGTGCGGTAATGCGGCGGATTCTTACAGGATCCCCTGTCACTAAGTCACCAATGGACTTGTACAGCCAGATGGATTTTCTAAGCCCCAAGATACTTGGCTTCAAGAGCTACTATGCTTTTCAAGGACGCTACGCTGTTGTACAGCGGCGGACAATGGGAGCACATTCTTTCAACAACATCGTCGGATTCCAACGTCTGGACGAGTTGACCGAAGCTCTGAACGGGCACTCTTTTAGAGTTCGCAAGGAAGATTGTCTGGATTTGCCTGACAAGGTGTACATGAAACGCGAGGTTGAGTTAACCACAGAACAGCGCGACGCCTACGTTCAAATGAAGAATTTAGCATTGGCACGGCTGGACAGTGGTGACTTGTCCACGACGCAAAACGTATTGACACAGATCATGCGTTTGCAACAGATATGCCTTGGTAGTCTGACGGACGACGACGGTGTAGTTCACCCTTTGAAGTCGAACAGACAACTGGAACTTATGAGCATTTGTGAAGAGATACAGGGTAAGGCGATCATATGGGCAACCTGGACACAGGATATCCGTTCGATTGCCGAGGCCCTGCGCGACCGCTTTGGCGTCGGAGCGGTTGCAACGCTCCACGGTGAAACACCTGACTCGGATAGACAACAGATCGTGGAAACTTTCCAAGATCGTCAATCTGAGTTACGTTTCATTGTGGGGCACCCTAAAACAGGAGGTTACGGTCTTACTCTTACAGCGGCAAATACTGTAGTCTATTACAGCAACAGCTATGATCTGGAGCTTCGCCTTCAGTCAGAGGACCGCGCACACCGGATTGGACAGGAAAACAAGGTCACCTACATTGATCTTATCTCACCCAAAACTATTGACGAGAAGATTGTCACCGCCTTGCGGAACAAGATCAAGATAGCTGACACGATACTAGGCGAAGATGCTAGGGACTGGTTATCCGACTAACTGCCTTGCCTTGGGTTTCACAGACATAATACCAGACTTCTCTACGAAACCCCCATTCTTGGCAGCGAACAAGTCAAGTCCAAGGTCCGCCATTTGTTGCGGCGTAACATTTGCCTGTGGAGCTTGAGCCATGGGCGGTGGTCCAACAGGATTGACCTGACCAAGAATGGAATTTGCATTAGGAGCCCGTGGCGGAGGCATAGCAGAAGCAACTTGTTGTGGAGTACCTGCAACCAAGGCATTAAGAGGACGTTGCAAGGAGGACTGTGGCCCGATGCGTTCTTCTTCATCAAGTTCTTGTTCTCCACGCTGGAAGATCTGAGTAGCGGCACCGGGCCTACGGGCTACTGTTCCAGGAACATTAACCGCGTTAATCAAACTTTTTGCTATAGTTGTGGAAAGAGGTTCTGCTAAATCAGCAGTTTCCTTTGCTAAGTTTACGGCTAGTTTGGGATCAAGTGCGGCATTTATTAGAATGTCTTTAATTTTGTTGCCGGTCACCTGTTTACCCACATCTCTAAACGCTCTGCCACCCGCACCTGCGGCAACAAGGGAATTTATAAAACCAATTCGATCTGCAACTTGCAACCCAAGGATTCTTCCAAGGTTACTCCAAGCTTCTGTGCTAACCGCGCTGTTTGGATCTATCGAGCCGGACATGTTAGAACCGCCTTTAGTAAAGACAGAAGTCTCAAAAGCCACTTTAGCAACAGAATCTAAACCATCTAACAGTTGAGGATTATCCGGAAAGGCTCCTTGAAGTAAGGATCTAACACGAGGGTTAGACATTAAGTTTCTAAACTCAGCAGGGTCAAAAGCCGAAGCAGCTAGATCTCCCGTTTGCCGTACCAAAGCTTCATTTGATGTACTGGAGCGCCTAAAAAGTTCGCCTATTATGGAAGCTTGCAAACCTTTTTCAGCGGGCCTGTTTCCTTTTACAACCGACAGAAATTCATTAAGAGACGAAGTTGGAGATTTGTTTCCAGAAGATAAAACTCGGTCAAAAAGACCTTCTGTAGCGTATCCAGCGTCTGCTTTTATAACCTCAGATAGAGCATTTTCTTCTGAAAAAAGACGGCGGCGACTGCCAATGTATCCGAGGTAATCATCAATAGTTAAACCATCAAGGTTTAACTGTCCGTTGTTTATTAACTCGCTTAATTGTTGTCTTGTCTTGTCCTTACGAAGAGTATTTAACGCATCTAATTGAGCCGCAAGGCCATCCGCATCTTCCAGCATTTTTGGAATCTCAACGCTTCCGTTCTTTTCAAGAAATTGTAAGGCCTCTTTATTTTTGTTCTTAAAAGTTTGAATTCTTTTAGAATCAACACCATCTGGAAAACGTAAGGCTAACCTTTCAAGAAGTATACTTTCTGCAACCGTCAAAGACCTGGGGCTTACGGGAGCGTCTGGTTTTATTCTTATCTCAAAAGGTGTTCCCGCTTCCCCTATCTGAACTAATTGAAACGGAGAATCCGGATTGTCAAACAATGATTTCTCACCAAGAAGGGCGGCTTCGTCAATGGCTGCAACAGGTATGCCTTCCGGATCCGTTATAATTTTTCCGTCGTCACTTCTGTTTATGGTAACAAAACTAGGAAGTTCCGTAGTTGCTTCATTAAGCAACCTTAAATTTGCAGCACGAGTTAAGGGAGAAACAGATTCTGGAAGAACTTTTGCTGCAACTTCTTCCACAGGAATCTTAACTGCGGACCCTTTAGTTTTTGCAAGTACATCACCTTGAGCATCATCTACTCGGTTTTTAATACGGGAAGCTTCTCTTCCAAAAGCCAACGCGGAGGGATCTAACGTAGAAAACGTTTCAGGAGACAAGAGTTGTTCCAGAGTTTCTCTTAACTGCAATAAATTCCTATATTTCGGAGTTTTTCCGTTAGTAGCTACCTCTCTTCTTGCAGATTCTGCAACATCCGAGATTGTTTCCTTTACGTCATTAGCACTAACGCCACCGGAAACAAGTTCTCCGTCCGCGTCTCTAGATGTCAAACGTCCCGTAGGTTCAATAACAACGTCGTCAGTAGCCCCTAAAAAGTCCCTCGTAAGCTTATCTATTTGAGACTGAGCTTCCTGAACTTCTTTAGAAAAACTATCCACTTCTTTGCCCAGGGTTCGTACTGCGTCAGAAGATTTTGCAGGTCCTCCGGAAGGAAGGGTTTCCAATAAAGATTCTACTTTTGCACGAGCCCCGGCTAGTTTTTGATTAGCCGCATTCATCCGCCGAACAACTGTTGGGTCCTCTATTGTTGTACCCGTTGGAATTTGTTTTAATTCTGCTTCTAATTTAGCTACTTCAGCACGGGCTGTTCTAAGAGAAGCACTCTCAACAGGAGGTTCCAAGTTTTCTTTTTCTAGCTGTTTATCTAAGTTGTCTTCTGCTTCTTTCCTGCGGGCAATCGCATCATCTCGTGTCCGCTCTAAGTCAGGTATGCGGGACTGCGTTGCAAGTGCACGTCCTTCTGCGGTTGCTTGCGAACGACTACGATTTAATTCAGCTAATACAGACCTAGATCCGGCTAGTTGAGCTAATTCCGCAGGTACTTCTTTAAGGTTAAACCGTTCTGATCTAGACAAGTTCTCTAACCGACTTGTAGCCCACCCATCTATTGCTAAACCAGAAATATCAGAACCATTGATAGGGTCGACGGCTCCTTCTGGAAAGACGATATTGTCGGTAACTTTATCGTTCAAACCACCTATTCGACGATAAGCTGCTTTTTCAAAAGCTCTAAACTCTCGGTAGGCATCGTTGTATGTTCCTCGGATAAGATCTCCTACAAGAGCTTTTTCCGAATCTGGCAATGTTGATAGACCCTTGTCAGCTAAATAAGATTGAACACCCTCTTCCCAAAACTTAACTCGATCTTCCGCAGCTTTCTGAGCATTCTCAAAAGCTTCGTCCATCTTACTTGTTAAATCTGTTCTTCTGACATTTACCTTATTTGACGTTTGCGGATCTAACCACGCAAGCTCAGAAGCTTCAACACCTTTCGGGTCTCCCTCCATAACCAGTTTTCTACGGGTATTTTCAAATTCTGGGATAGCACCTTTTTTTGCATTTTCGTAATCTAAACGAAGCTCTTGTAGTGTACCCTCTGGTTTTCCTCCAAAATCTAAGTCGTCGATAGATTTCTTAAAGTTGTTTTCAATATAATTAAAAAATTGTTCTCTTCTTTTAACTAAGCGTTTAGCTTCGTTTTGAAAAAACTTAGTGGCAATTGCTGGATTTGTATCTTTACCTGCTGCAATAAGAATTCTTTCTTGAAAATTTGCAAACTGGTTTAAAGCACCAATGTTTGATTCATCTGCTTCAATCTCTCTCTGCAACTTTTTTCGAACATCCAAGTCGGTTTCTACATCTAAACGTTCTCGTTTAAATTCTAAATTTGCCCGCAATATGTTTGATTCAGTTCGAGCGAGTTCTGGTGTTGTAAAAGCTAACCCAGACGCTTGGTCTACGTGTCGTCCATTTGCAATAGATTCTAAAAGAAGTCTTGCTACACTGGCTACGTTTTCGCGGTCTCCAGCAGATTTTCCCATGCCCTCTTTTTGAGTGTAACGAGCAGCAGTGGTCGAAGGTTTAAAAAGAGGTTCTACAATTCTTTTAGACAAAGCAACAACAGGCCCCTGTAGAAGACCCGTGTACAAACTTTTCCCTGCCATAGGCGCTAATAAACCAGCGCCTATAGCAGTTGTTGCTTTAACCCAATCTGCCGCGTTTGGATCTAAATTTTCTAATCCAGCCATGGCTGATTCTGTTGCAGCCCCCGCAACAAGTCCAAAGCCTACCTCTCCTCTAAGGTTTCTTCGTCCTGCTTTTGTTCTGAAACTGTACGCATCAGAAGCCTTGTCTATTAAGGTTCTAACGTTTTCAGGTTTAAGTGCATCTTCTCCCAATTCTTTAACAGATTCTTTGGCAAACTTAGCAAAAATCCACTGAGCTCCGTCCTGTAAAAGTTTAGGTGATGTGACAATTCCTTTTACAGCAGCAGCACCACCTGCACCAAACTCTAAGCCCGTGCTTATTAATTTTTCAAAGGTGCCTCTAGCCTCTGGGGTCATGTCCGTGCCAATAGTAGACTCAAAAGGTTCAAATCCCCAGTTGTCTTTTGCATAACGGTCCGCGGATCTAATGTACTTTTGAAAACTTCTGCTAGTTGCTTCTGATCCGTAAGTCTCTTCTACTGCTTTTCTTGTTTTTTTATCCAGCTTGCTTCGATCTTCTAAACTAGTCAGGCCAATTTTCTCAAGAGGGTCGTCTCCTGTAGCAGCTTCGTAACCCATGGCTACTAATTCTTCTGGGCCAGGGACGTAAGAAAGCAAACCAACTACATCACCTACCCCCCCTACCGCAAAAGCTGGAAGTCTTCGTATATTAGGAGCTACAACTCGTTTAAAAAAACCTCGTTGATCTTTGTACCTTAGTTTTTCAAAAAGAGGGGCAAACGTTGACGCTAATCCCTGACCTCTTGAAGAGGCAAGATCAGAACCCATTAAACTTTTAAGCCCAGGTTTCCTGTCTCCCTTTGGAGAAGTGGTGTCTTCAGGACCGTATGCGCTTGTTGTGGTTTCTTGAGCGCCGTTTTGTGCGTTTGTAAAAACGTAAGAATGCAAACCGGTTGAGGAATCAAAACCTGTGTGGTCGGCTGTAATATCTGTGTGTGGCGTTTTTATTGGCATGTGCAGAACCTATTTAAGGTTTTCTCTCCAAATATTATAACTTAATATACCATTAACAATTCTAGAACGCATTTCATTATTAGAACTGCCTGAGCTTGTTGCTAAGTTTTCTACATACGTCTCAAATTCAAGAGGGTCCATCCTTTTTGTTTTAGTAGCCGGAATTGTTGCTCCAATAGAAGTTGTTGCTCCGCTTCGTTGGAAGGTAGGAAGAACACCTGTAGAATAGTTTACTACAGGAACGGTGTACTTGCCTCCATACATAGTATCTTTTAACTGACCGCTTGTTTTGATAACTTTAATTTGTTCTGAAGAAAGAGACGGGGACTGTTGCCGAGTGCTAGAATACCGGTTTTTCCCGTAATAACCGTATCCGTGCCAATTTTCCAAGGTTTTAAGTTGAGAAAAATCTACTCCAGCTTCTGCTGCTTGCTTTAACTCACGCTCGGTCCACCCAACTTTTCCACCAATAGACATAAGTCCGGTTAGTTCTTTATTAACACGATTCAAACCATCTTTAATTAAAACTCTATTGAATTGTTTTCCTTTACTGATATCAGCAACTAATTTCTTGTACGCTTGTGCATCATAATTACTAATGCGGTCATCGCCAAACTCTTTTCCCACTCGTCGGGATTGCCCCTCTTGAAACCGGTCGGAGGCTACGGTTAACCGGTTCCAAGCTTCTGCTCCTTCTTCCTCAATAAAGTCAGAAAAGCCAAGTCTTGCTGCTCCTCCGGCAAGAGTACCTGTGAAAAAACCTTCCACTCCAGTTTCTGCCGCCGCGTTTTGAAAGTCGACAAGAGCTTGTCTAAATTCAAGTCGTGTACTAAACAATTCTCTTGCTTCGTTTGAGGTAGAACTATTTTGAAGTTTGTTTCTATTCTCTTCCTGTTTAATAACAGCCTCAATAATGATCTGCCTGCGGTCTTCTGGAGAAGTGTTTAAAAGTAATTTCACAGTAGGAAGAACTTTTTCTATGTCTTGTCTTCGTTGAACCAAACCCTCGTCATACGATTCTGCCAAAGGTTTCTGAGGGTCTCCAAAGACTTGCGGAAATAAAGAAATAGCGGTTTTTAAACGCCCGGCTTGTTTGTTAAAAGCTTCTTTACTCGTAGGTTCAACTACAGTTTCAAACGTTTCATAAGCATTTGCATCGGGGTTTGTTTTTAATTCTTGAAAAGCTTCTTTAGTTGCTTCTGCCTGCACCACAGGATTAAAAGCAAGAGCGTTTGGAATGTAGCCTATGCTTGGTCTTTCTTTAGCACCAAAGAGAACTTCTGGTGGTATAGATAAAATTTCTTTGATAGCGATTTCTGCTAGATCACTTTTAACTCTATCACTTTGATCTCCAAAATTTTGTTTTAAGGAAACCGAGGCTATAGTTCTTACCTTGTTTAAAATAAGTTTTTGAAGTGCCTCGTCTTTAATTTCCCTAGATTTTTGTAAGGCTTCTTCTGGTTTAGTTCCGGAAGGAATAAACCTAAACGCAAACTTCCCGTCGACAAAAGCACCTTGGTCAAAGTATAAGGCACCTTTTCGAGAGTAAGGGGTAAAAGGACCGTCTATTTGATTTTGTTGAACTCTAGGCATTAAGGAGTATATAAAGTTTACGTTATTCTCAGTTGCTCTCTGAGAGTCCGTCTCTGTTGAACCCGCATCAGACTTATCAACCTGGCTAACCGGAACTAATTTTGTATTCTTTGGTTGTGGGAACGGTACGGCACCGCCTCCAATCTTAAATAATACATTATTTGAACGTGTAACCTGTATGCGGTTTCCTTGGTCGTCAACCAAAGGTTTATTTGTATCTTTGTTAACGACTACTAAGTTATCTTTATACGTAGATTTTTCCTGTGTTGAAGAGCCAAGAAGGTCTCCGCTTTCATTTGTAAGAATGTGCGTAGGAGTTTTTCCATCCAGAATAACCGAGGTTTGATCCGTTCCTCCGACCGTCCTACCCGTGTAGTTTTTGCCGTCAAAGTTATACTGTAGTGGAAGTACTGCCCCTGTTGGTTTTCCGTCTGCACCTAGTACTCTAACAAAACCACGATTTCCTTGTTTCATAAGAGCTTGTACAGAAGCAGGCAATAATTTAAAGGCAAGATCTTTACGTGCAGCAGTTTCTTCTTTTACCTGCTGCAATGAAGCAAGTTTCGTTTGACGCTCTTCTTGACTTTTAGCATTCTCTATAGCCCTGCGCTGTTGCATCATCTGGGTGGCAACGGCCCCAGCCGTCCCTGCAACAGGTGCTAGTAGCTCTCTTGATAAAGTAGAAATAGGATTTTCACCTTTCTTAGGTGGCGCTCCGGCTGCTGCAAAACCTTGTTGTGCTAAAGCCAAGGCAAGCTGCAACTTGCTCATATCCTGTGCTTCAGTAAGCTGTTTAGAATAATCTGTTTGACCCAAGAATTTAGACAGGTCTTTTTGTCTTTGATTAACCCTAGCCATATCCAAACCCGCAATGCCTTTGTTTGAGTCTTGGTCTAGTTGGTCATAAGTGGTTTTAAATAAGTTAACCCTTGGGTTTCCTGTTTCAGCCATGAATAACTCCTATTAAGCCATACCTTGGCCCATGGGGCCTGCATCCTGCATCATAGCTTGTAACATCATTGGGTCCATACCCATAGGATCTTCTCCAGTTACCATTATACCGGATGGTCCCGGTGGCATCATACCGGCTGGTCCTTGGGCCATGTTCCCTACAGCGTTAACCAAGGCTCCTGTTTCTGCGGCCATTCCGTCCGAAACTGCGCTCTTGGCTGCTAGTTCGGTGATACCACCGCCCATCCCGCCGACTTCTGCTAACTCTTCTTGCATCAAAGCACCAATGCCTTGGTCTATCTGGGCAAGTTGCAGGGTCGGTTGCACAAGGGCCAGAACGGAATCTGGTGTTCTTTGCGCGTCCTCTGGTCCAACAACCTGCGCCAAACGAGCGCGGTATGCTTCCACACCCTCGTTTTCATCCCAGACTGAATTCATAATGTCTTTGAAATCGCCAGCCATATCCATGTTATTGATACTGCGGGAGACTTCTTCATTTACAGCGTTGCCTATTTCTTCCGCAGCAAGCTCACTCGTAGCCGCCTGTAGTTCGCTTCCGGCGGTCTGTATGACTTCTGGAGGAAGGTTCTGTGCTTCCTGATATATCATTGCCTCTTGTTCCGGTGACATTGCAGGCATGTCCATCATCATGTCTTCGTCCATGGCAGACATGATGCCACCCTCTGCCATTTTAACACCACGGCCCATTAATATATCTCGCTGGGTTATGTTGCCGTCGCCGCTAAGATCTGGAAAGGTAGACCCGCCCCCGGCCATGCGCCGTGGGTTCATATTCTGGTTAAACATTGTTCTATCGTATATTCCGGGCATGATACTTTCCTGTTAAAATAGTTTGCCAATTTGGTTAGCAGCGGCGGCGGTTCCTAGAAGTCCTGTTCCTATTCCAGCAACTTGCTGAAAAGCAGAGGGGGTTGGGGCAGAAGGTGAAACTTGCGAGCCAAGAGATTGGCTAGTAGAAGGAGCACCTTTGTAAATATCTGACAAGAACGCAACGCGGCTGTATGGCTCATACAATTGTTTTTGCTGGTTAGCCCGCGAGGCATCTAGTTCAGCCTGCTGTTGAGCCTGTTGCTCCCGACCAAATTGCTGCATGGTTGAAAGATCCTGCAATCCTGTGGTTTGCGCCAACTGACCAAGGCCAAGTTGCTGACCGCCAATACCGGCTTGCTGACCACCAATCCCAGCCTGCTGCCCACCCAGGTTACCATATAATCCTGCAATTCCGCCATATAGCTGGGACTGAGCTTGTTGACGACTCTGCTGGTTTTCAAAGGCAGTCTGCGACGCGCCAAGGGCTTGGTTGTAGTTCTGGGCATTTAATTGAGCAAGGGCGCGAGCTTGTGAATCAGCTAGGTTGCGGTCAAGTTCTGTTCCAGCAATACCAAACCTGCTGCCACCAAAGGCACCTGCCCCGACGCCTTGAGCGGCTAAATTGTTGCGAGAAATCTCTGCCTGCCGGTTCATCTCTGCAATAGTAGTGTCGATAACCTGCTGTTGGTATGGGTTGGTATATGCAGACAAGTCGGTTGGTGCAAATAGTTGACCAGAACCTGAGATGGCTTGTTGCGCGGCAGTAATAGGTGTTTGAGCTTGTCCTAATGTTCCGAGGGCCGTGCCCAACGTGCCAAGACCAGTTCCAAGGGATCCAGAACCGGAAGTCAAGTACTGTTGGTAACCTCCGATACCGCCTGCCCGCTCTGCACCTGCGGCTGCACGTTGCTGCAAACCGCTCAAACCAGCTATCTGTTGCTCTGGAAGCTGTATTGGGGTATCGGCAAGACCTTTAGCAGATTGGATTAAGCCCAGTTTTAGGGCTTCAATCTCCGGGGCTTCGCGAACAATTTGTTCTGTAATAGTTGTTTCAGCCATTGTTACGCCCTCATTTCAAAATTACGCATCATGTCGTAGAGGCTTTTGGCTCCCGCCTGCCGGTTGCCATTGCCAGAAGGGTCTGCTCCTCTGACGGCTTGAGCATTCATAACGAACTCGCCATCGGAAAGCATGGCTGGAATGTCATCAGAAGTCTCTGTTCCCGGACCTTCTATAAGCATCTCGCGACGTGGGAACTGTGGGGTTCCGCCTCTGTTCATGTCCTGTGGCTTTTCTATGTAACCGCCGTCGGCAGCATATGCGGTAGGAACAGCAGAACTGCTTAAAGGGGTAAAGAAAGTAGAGTCTAAAGCCTCGTCAGGAAGAAGGTACGCGCTTTGGTTCTTATTAAAAAGATCAACTCCCGTTGGACTATAAAAACCCGGTAAATCACCCCTAGTAACTTCTTCAACAGGCTTTCCTTCAAACCCACCCAGAGCAGCGGTTGCGGCAAGTCCAAGGCCGGCGGTCGGAAGAACTTTTCTAGCAACTGTACTACCGAACAAAGTAGGAGCAAGTCGCTCTTTAGCTTCTGCAATAGCATCTTTGGCCGTCGGATACAGAAGAGGATCGGCATCAGCCACTTTCCTTGCTGTTTCAAGTATTTCAGTTTGAGAAGGGTCGGCTCCAAAAAATAAATCAGAAGCTCGTCTGGATAGGCTAGGACTCTTTGGGACAGAAACTGTATCGGGTATGAACCCCTGCGCTTCCCGACCAAATATGTCTGTGTAAGAATTACCGCGCCCTACTGTATCGTATCCGGGTTTTAAATTAGAGTAAGGGTCAAGAATATCAGTAGCAGTTTTTCCTAAAGGAGCCCCTTCTCCTGTAATTGTATTCATAATATTCTGATTTGGTCCGGTGCCAAAAATGTTTCCAAACTGAGCATCCGATGCCGCGCTAGAAGCTTTTGCAGCATCCGATGCCGCGCTAGAAGTTAGGCCAATTTCTTGCATAAAATTACCGGGCATTTCAGCAAAAGGAGACGCTGCATACTTTGTTCCTTGCTGCACCAGTTTGCCATTTACTACGTTGTAAATAGGAGTTTGACCAGTAAAGCTGCTTTTAAGGCTGCCCGCGAAGCTGCTGCCCGGAGCTTTAGAAAATGCGCCCATAGCACCTGCGCTAAGACTTGCTATGCCACCGCTCATAAGACCGGCTTTAAGTGAATCTTTAAGACTTGCCCCGCCAACAAGACTTCCTATGCCACCACCAATAAAGCTGGCTCCAAAAGTTCCTGCACCAAAGCTGGCTCCTAGAAAAGGAATACCAAAAGCCGCTGCGGCCATTGGTATAGCAATAGGAGCAGCCTTCTTTGCAAGCTTGGCTACAGACTTGACGGCTTTCTTTACTCCTCTAAACACACTTTTAAAGAAGAATTCAGGTAGGCCCGTGTCTGGGTTAATGCTATTAAGCTCGCTGCCAACAACAAATTCTTGTGGATCTAGGCCCATGCCGCGCATCTGACCAAAGAGAAGTTCTTTAATCTTTGGGTTTGCGTTCAGGACCTCTAGGGGTATGACCGTCTCACCTTCCGCAGCGTGAACTACATATATGTCACCGTTCCGACCGTACTCTGCCAGCTTCTTAGCTTGTTCGTGCATGGAACCAATGCCAACTGGAGCAAATTCGTAATCAGGAGACGCATCTGCAAAAGATTGCAAGCCGTTGTTTAATAATGTGTGTGTTTGTTGTAGCATCAGGAAAGCTCCAAAACATTGGCAAAGACTTGAATCTTTGCTGCGGTAGCGCAGTTAAATATTAGCGTGTCACCGGTCTCTAAAACAAAAGGACCTGTAAACGACACGTCTGCGGTAGCAGAAGAAGAGGCCAACGTAGCCAAAGTGATCTTCTGCAAAAATACCGTTGCCGAAGCGGAGCTATCAGCTATCTTGCAGAATACCACTATCGACGCCGTATGGCTATTGTATAAATTGATGTTCTTTACAAGTGCTTCGGTAGCCGCTGGGCATGTATATACGACTACATCACCTGTAGAACCTACCGTCGTTACTATGTTCTTGTAAGCAGAAGCCATCAGTCCATAAACCAGTTCAAACCATTGGTATCATCTTCTCCGCTAACAACAGCAGGAAAGTCTATTTTTGTAAGAGCCATCTCAAGATCACGCAAAATTCGAACAAACGTATCGACATCGTACTCATCTGGAGCCATGGGCATACTGTGATCGAGCAAACTAGACATTAGCGGCTCCCGTCAGGACGTATATCAAGGCGAAGATCACCCAGCGTCCACGTTATGTTGGTCGTAGAACTTTCAATGCGTAGCGCAGCCTGCCTTGACCGGCTTCTAAGAAAAGATTGCTGAGTGCTGGAGGTTACTACATTAGTAGAATTAGTAGCCAAGCTATCTCCTGGGAAGTTGCGGGTCTTCAATACGTAATCTACCGAGGCGGTAGCACTGGTGCTTGTGATGTCAATGTCTGGTATTAAACGACTTACAAACATAAACTGTTCGCCGTCCCCAAGGTCAAAGTCAGCAGATTCAATAAACGAAGTCATAGCAGAGCCATCGTCATCGTCGCCGGTCTCATGAATGTAAACAAAGTTTGTAGAGTTAGAAATTCCAGAAGCTCTTGGATTGTTGTGTATCCCATAGTCAACCCAAGCAGTTCTCGATAATGTTCCTAGATCCCAAGTGTTCTCCGTAAAGTTGAACTTAACGTAGCGGTCTATTTCAGTAGAATCCGCCGTAGGGTAGAACCAGAACACCTCGTCAAACATCTTGTTGGAAGCCGCAAAGCATTTAAAGCTTTGATCTAGGTTAATGTCGTCAAACACATATCTGAGAAGAGTACAGGGAATAACCTGAACACGACCTGTGTAGACATAGAAGTTCTCACGGTCCATCCAGAAGACCTTGTCGCCAACTGTTGTTACAGCGTTTGGTCCAATGATAGACACATTGTTTGCTAACATACTGAAACCAAAAGTGAACGGAGGGCCTGTAAACCGCATGGCATGAAGGGCTGTATCCGTCCAGATAAGCATTTCCTGACGGGTCTTTTGTGCCGATATAATTTCTGATCCAGACGAGATACGTTGAGAACCAGCCGTGTTTGTAGCGGTGGGTGTCCAATCCGCTGGGTTCTCTTGGTCAGACCAGCGAACCATCAACAAGTCTTGAGCCGTCTCATTTAAAGGGTTACTGCCAAAACAAACTACGTGTCGATCCGCACCTGAAACCATTATTCTGCGAGTTATAAGAGGAGCACCAGACGCATTTGGTTGAGAGGCAAGGTCCGTGGCCCGTGAACCAAGGCCCAGTGTCTTATCCCAATAGTACGGAGTTCCATCAAAAACATTAAGGAGTAAGTCTTCGCCCCAGTTGTCCTGACTGTACAAGCGGATGTTTGATCCTGTGTTTGCCGCAGTGCTAGAAGATGACCCCCATCCTACAAAGTCATTTGCTTCTTTAACAGTTGCTCCGTCGCTATGAGAAGCGGCACTAGTTCCACGAGCACCTCGAACAACACCTGCATTAATTAAATGAGTAGATTTACCTGTGTATTGAATTAACTCACTGCCTATCAACATAAGTCCAACAAAGGTAACCGCGTCGCCACTAGAAGAAGTAGCCCCTGTCGTTCCGTCATCGGCTCTTGTTAGATCACCAAACACGTTGCTTACATTCGTTCCGTAACGTATTTTTTCAGTACCTATAATAAGCGTACCCCTAGCAGGAAACCCGCTAGAATTTGCAACGGTAATAGAAGAACTGGCAACGGTTAAATCTGCACTTGTTGTAGTCGCTGCTGTTTCAAAGTTAGTCGCACTTGTTAAGGTAAACGAGGTCACACTGTCGTTTATTCCACCACTATCGTTAAGGGTAGTCTGAGAATATCCTGTTGTTACACCGCTCCAAAGACCCGCTCCAAAGCCTGTTCCTGTTACAACAGTATTAAGACCTGTGTTGATCTGATAGTTTGCAATAACAGCGGAACCACCGCCAGCCGTGGTTCCAGAAGAGGCCGTACCTGTAGTTGTTATTTGATAACTGTTAGAATCAACAACTGTTACTTTGTGCTCAATGTTTAATTGGGCCGTGGTTATACCGTCCACTGCCGTAGCACCACTAAAAGTAACATAATCTCCTGTTACCGCTCCATGTGCTATGGCTGTTACGGTAATTACCGTAGCACCAGAAACAACAGATCCTGTCTTTAAAGGATTAGATCCAAGAGTGGCGGTAGACCTGATAGGTGTAATGTCGTTATAACCACCACCTTGTTCTATGTAAAACTTGGCTTCCGTTCCAAGGCCCATGAACTTAGAGCCGTCCAATGCAGCCCAAGTATGCAAAGACCGTCCCGTTCCTTCTATGGTATTGCTACTTAGACGAGACCAACCGCCCATCTTTTCAGGACGACCTTTTCGAAAACGGATTAAGTCTGAGTTAAACCAACCATTTTCGTCGCCGTAAGACGTAGTCTCACGATTAACCCCAGGTCGGAACTGTATCTTCGACAAAGGCATTTAACTTCCTACAACTTATCAAGTTCAGTCTTAATCAGATTACGATTGTCCTGTAACCAAGTCTTGCCCGCATCCGTAAGCACCGCTTCAGCTAATTTAGTTGGTGTCTCCAAAGCCTCAAGCCTGTTGATTTCTATTTGTGCCTTTTCAGCAGTGGTAAGATCAACGGCTGTGTGCGTTAGCGTTACTGTTTGCTTGTCGCCGTCTATCGCAGTAGTTGTTGGGCCACGCTTCTTAGTAGACGTTACCTCTTCGGTCACCTCAATAGCTTTGACGAGGACATACTTGCCTAAGTCTAACGGACGTTGGTTGCCTGTAAAAACAACATCGCCACCTTGCATCTCTGGCAACGTAACTCGACCAACTGTGCCACCAAGGCTATTAGCTGAACTGTCTGATTTGCGAAATAAAT